GTCCTTGTACGCCTCCGTTACCAAAGCATTTGCGTATGGCTGTTTTACGGTCAACGCACGCCAACGGTCGTGCTTTTCCGGGTTGTAATCCTTATTACTATACTGCATATTTACTTTTTATTTTCGGGTTCCTCGGTTTCGTCGTCGGGTTCCGGGTATGGATAAATCCAATTTGCCGGACGTTTTGGATTGGCTCGTAAATGATAACGACAACATCGCCGTCCGTCCTTACTCCGACCAATCGGCAATCGGCGGAAACCTCAACTCGTATTTCACTTTTCATTGTTAAACAAATCCCAATTAAAAGGGACACAATACCCCGGCAATTCCCCCCGGTCAATCCCCAACGGATTAACAATACTATCTTTCCAATAGATACGGGGTTGTTCCGGGCGTCCCTCCAAATGTTCCGTAATCGTGTCGTAAATCAATCGTATTTCCCGTTTCGGATATTTCCCGCCGCTCTGCAACCCGATTTTATACAGGTCAACGAACGGATACGACAATTTGATTATCCCAATTGCCCGGTCGTACATTCCCGGCGGGATTGGTTCCACACTTGCAAAGGTGCGGAACCCGTGGCGTTTTGCCCGTGCCAACACATTAACCCGCATCGTATTTGGGTCGGCGTTCGGCTCCAATTCGTCGCAACCTGTCAACGTTGCGCCCAAAGCGATACGGGATACGTCCCAACCCTCGGACGCCTCGGCAAAATCAATGAAGCGATTCAACCCCTCGGCGCATTTGCTCAATATCTTAACCGGGACGCCGTGGCGTTGGCATACGCCGACCGCTTGACGGGTCAACCGTTCCGTTTCCGGCAACAACGGGTCGGTCGTGAACGAAAAGAATAACCCCGTTTTCTGCAATTCCTCCTTATGCGCCAACAATTCGTTTTTGAAAATATCCAAAGCGTATGGATATTCCCGTAACGTCTTTTTCAACTCCGGGCGACTGCCTCCCAATACCTTTGCGCCACGACCTTTGCGCAAATAACAGTAAGTACAACCGTTGGAACAACCGACAAAGAAATTGGCGGCGTTCTCGGCGTATTCCCCGGCTTTACCTTTTGGGCTGTAAATAACCCGTCCGTTTATCGCTCCCATATCGTCCACGGCTTAAAATGGTAAATCGTCGTTTCCGTCGGGGGCGGGTGCATCCGGAACGGGCGGCGGCGGTACTTGCGCCCCGGCTCCGGTCGCTTTCGGGGTCAACATTTCCATATCGGTTGCGACTATCTCGGTAACATACCGTTTGACGCCTTGCGCATCGTCATAACTCCGGGTTCTCAATTCGCCCTCAATATACAGTTTGTCGCCCTTTTTGACGTACTGATTGGCTACCTTTGCCAACCCGTTTTGCAATACGACGTTATGCCATTCGGTACGCTCCGGGATTTGCCGCCCGTCCTTTGTGGTATAACCTCGTTTCGTGGTTGCCAACGAAAAGGTCGCCACGCAACCCCCGTTGTCGAACTCCTTAAAATCCGGTGATTTCCCGGTATGTCCCATCAAAATAACCTTGTTTACACTCATACAAAAAACGCTTTAATTATCCAAACAATGATACTATACAACGCCCACATATAAGACGCAACCGTCAACGTCACGAACGTGTATAACGCAATTTTATATCCGGTTTTTGATTTTATTTTCATGTCACTTGAATTTTACGCAATCCAACAAATATTGTTTCTTATTGTCCGACCATCCGGCGGCATGGTTTATCGCTTTTCGGTCGTCGTCGTGTACGAACTCACAAACATAACCGCCGAAGCTTGATTTTTGAACTAATCGAACCAATTTACCAACAATGAAAGAACGCAATTTGTAATAACCTGAATTTTCGTCAACAAACAAAACCCGTCTTTCTGCATTTATTTCGGGCGGATTTTCGATTTGCGGGCGTTTCTCCCTTTCCGGGTATGTTTGTACCCGTCTAAAATCATTTTTGATTGATTGGCGGGAAATTGCCCCGTAATCGGGTGTTCTTTTTTTCGTCCTCATATTTTCAAACTTCTGTATTCGTTTTTAAGCAATTCAATAATCCGGACGTTGCCGGGATATATACGCATTTTCTCACGGTCGCCATTCTCCCAACGGTTGTGCATTTCAAAGCAAAGTATATTAATATTCCTTGGGTCATGCGCCATTTCCGGATATGCCCCACGGGTTAATATATGGGAACAATATGTTGCCGAAAAATTGTGCAAAGGTCGCAACGTTTCCTCGCATCTGTGCGGCTTATGCTCCCAAACCCACCGGAAAAATCGTTGGTTGGCAACGGGAATGTCGCCACGTCCTAAAACGCAATGTCCGAACAATTCCCGTTGGATTTCGACACGCAACCGAATATCCATTGTAAATCGCTTGTAATCCAATAGGGGGCAAAACCCCCTATCGGTTACAAATTGGTATTCCTCCCGATCTATTAGCAATATCGGCTCCATTGCTTAAATATCCGCCGTTTCGTCGTCCGGGTTCTCGTTATCGTCGTTGTTCTCGCTTGCCGGGTCGTCAACGTCCGGGAACAAACCGTTATCCGGCTTTGCATCCAATCCCGGTGCGGCTTCCCCGTCGGCTCCGAACAACTCCAATTGCGCCTTTTTACCCTTGAAAAGAAAGGCGTAAACCTCGTTTTCAATGTCGCTAATAATTTCTTCCAATTCTTCCTCAAAACCGAACGTTTCGGTATTGAATTTCAGACGGGGCGAATTTATCGCCGTCTTTTGGTTATTGGATACCGTGAACAACCCCGTAAGGACGCAACCAACGTTATCATCTTGACCGGAAAGGGATACGCCCCGAACCTCAATGCTTTTCAACATTTCGTCCGCAAAGTTACGGGCGGCGTCTTTCTGCTTTTGGTTGGCTTTCATATCCGGCGTATCCATAAGGGACAAAAACGACGTGATATTGAAAATACGCCCCATAATTGGGCGCAACCTGTCAAAGCAATTGCGCAAATCCGGGTGTATGTCCTTTGCGCTTTCGACGTGGTATTTGTTCGTGTAACTCTCATTACCGACGGTTTCGGTAACTTCATAATGCACGTCCAATCCGCCGTCCTTTAACGTCTTGACTTTCGACAATGCAAACGCCTTTTCGGTCGGTATCGGCATTACGTTTGCGGTTTCTTTTTTCTCGCTCATTTTTTGATAATTTATTTGTTGCCGGGAACCCGCCCGGCTCGGTTTTTATAATAATCCTTTCAATATATGCTTTACGGTTTCAACATTCCAACCGTCGCCGATTAAGTCCGCCGCTTCTTGATAGGTTACGCAACTTGTATATCCAACGGGTATGGTTTGCAACCGTTCTAATTCTGTTTGCGTAAATAATCGCACCGAATTTGGATTGCCTTTTTCCTCAAAAACGACCGTAAGAAATCCTTTTTTTGAACGATTAAGGCACATTTTTATAAATGATTCTTTATTTGAACTTTGAACGCTTCCAGCATAATTACGGACTATACAAACGCTTTTTTTCGGTCGGTATATCCACTTTCTAAAATGCTTTGTAACTCAATTCCTTTGTCCTTAATATTCAAATCAACATCTAAATTAGTCCAATAATAACGCTTGCGCAATTGTGCTGAAAACAATGCTGAATTTATAAAAATACCCGTTACGCCCAATAATTCGTCAATTGTGTTTTTTTCCTCAACCCTCATTGACGCTACATTTTCTAACATAAAATTACGGGGCGTCGTTTCCTCTTTAATCCTTAACCATTCATGAAATAAAGAACTTTTTTCCCCTTTCAACCCCTTACGGTTTCGCATTAAAACGCTTAAATCTTGACACGGCGAACCGCCAATTAACAAATCAATTTTCCCAACCTCAAACAAACCGTTAGCGGTCGTCAATATGCCATCCTTATAACTTACTTTGCGAACGTCCCCAATTTGTATTGTTTGTGGGAAATTATATTGCGTACATTTAATTGCGTGCGGTTTAATTTCTGCCGCAAAATACTTTTCAATTTTAATTCCCAACTGATTGAGTGCTATTTGTCCGCAACTCATTCCATCAAATAAACTTAATACTACCATATTAAAATTCGCTTTCGTCCAACAAATCCTTTGTCGTCTTATTCCGGGCGACCGCCGGGCGTTGAGGCTCCGGGATTGGTTCCGGTTCCGGTACGGGTTCCCGCTTGGGGTTCCCCGTTCCAATTGGCTCCGTTACGGGGTTCGGATCGTAAAACTCAATGCCCCCGTTTCCAGGCTTTTCAGGCTCAAATTTCGCTTTGAGTTGTTCCGCCGGGTATTCCTTTTGCTTCAACTCGATAATCCCCAATTCGACCAATTCCGGGACGCATCGGCGTAATGCCTTAACGTCCTGTAATGCGTCGTGCGCCGGGAATGTTTCGCCGGGGAACAACTTTGCAAATAATTCCTCCAATTTGGGGAATTTTCCCGGTTTGCCATTCTGATACAATGCGCCGACAAATTTAATAGTTTTCATCATTGTATCAATGCGCTTTCCCTTGTGCAATGCGTCCTCGGCTTTGGCGTCGTAATAGTCTTTGCCGCAATAACGCAAAATGTTCGCTTTCAACATCGACGTGTCGAAATAAATGTTGTGCGCACATACAAGCGGGGCGGCGGCTGCATCCGCCAAAAATTCGTCGATAACCTCGGCAAACGGTAGGCCCTCGGCAATTGCCCGTTCGGTCGTTATCCCGTGTATTGCGGCTGTCTCCGGCGGTATCTCGTAATTGTCCGGCTTAATTATAAAACTGCGTTCTTTGTCGCCGAACGCCCACGCCAATTGTACGACGTGCGGGAATTGGTTAAAATCCGCATCCCATTTCAAACCCTTTGCGGGTACTCCTGTTGTTTCGCAATCGAAAAAACAAATATCTTTTAATTCAAATTTCATGCTCTCGTTACTTTTTTGCTCGTTAAAATAATCGTTTTTGCCCGTCGTCGTTGGGCGTTTGCTCAACATATTTTGCCCGTGTAATCCAAACGCACCCGCAACGCAAACACTTTATCCGGCTGTAATGCTTTGGCGTGTATTCGTGGCGAATAATCCGCCAACCCGCCAACGGGTAATTCTTACGCTTTCCGTTACACTTGCAAAACATACCTTACAACGTTCGGGGGTCGTCAATATACGTGTTGTATTCCTCGGCGGCAATCTGTTTGAGTGTTTCGATATGCTCGATTAACTCGGCGTTTGACAATTCCGCCACGGTGCGCAATTCGTGGGAATATTTCCCGGTTTCCTCGTTGACCCGCTCGTCGTACATAATTGGGGAAAACTCCCGCAACCTCCGTTCCGTTTGTTCCTCCGTAAGACGTTCGCCCGCCTCCCAAATGGCGTGTCGGAACGTGGGTACAACATAGTTGAAATAATATCCTTTCAAAGCCTCGGACGAACCGGGCGACGCAACAATGAACCGGGCAATTATCCGGGAACCTTTCCAACCCTTGAAAAATTCGTTTAATTCGCCCATGTACATTGCCAACCCGCCGTTATTATTTATCGTCCCCGTTGCCGTTATTTCTCGCTTTCTCATCGTTGATTAACTTTTGCATTGTGATATTAAACGCTGTCATTCCAACCGCACGGATAAACGCCCGTTCGCTCAACTAATACCCGGTTGCGACCTTATCCAACACTTTTGCGAAAAGAATAACGGCGTTTTCAACACGTCCGCAATTGTCATTTCTTTAACTTCCATATTGTTTTGTTTAAGGGACGCCGGGGAACCGACGCCCCGGTTAATTACTCGGTTTCGCTGTATTCCTCAATAATTAAATCGTCCTGTCCTCGCTTGACTTCCTCAATAAATCCTTGATACCCTTCTTTCCGGGCTAATTCGATAAGGGATTGCAGACGTTTTGCGCCCAAACTTTCGCCCCTCGCAATGCGGAATACCTTAACGGTCGGATTGCTTGCGATAATCAATTTTGCGGCAACCTCCATTATCTGACTATCCGACACTTTCCCGGCGACGAACGGCACGCCGTTTAATTCCAACCCGTCGTCCGTGAACGTCAACCCGGCAATCGGCAATTCCGATTTCGCAATAAGGGTTTCCCGCTCTTTGAGCAAATCCGACAACTTTTTTTCGTGGGTTTGGGCGACCTTTTCGGCGGCGTCTTTTTGCTTTTTCTTCGTCAGATAGTCCACAACCAACGCATTTATTTTGTTGTGTTCCTCGGCGGCTTTGAGGCGTTCGGCTGTATCCAAATTCTCCGGGTTGTTTTCCTCGTACTTTGCCAACCATGCGGCGGCGTTGTTCTTACGGGTTTCGCAATCGGCTTTTTCCGTTTGGATTTGCGCCAATGTTTCGTTGTATTTGTCGGCGGCGGCTTTCGCATCCGCCTTGCTCTTTTTCTTTGCCGCTTCCAATGCCTTTTTTGCCTCGGAAACAATCCGGTCGTATTCGGCTTGGGCTTCCGCCTCATACTTTATTGCGGCGTCAATCTCTGTATTCTTGGTTTCCTCGGCGGCTTTGATACGACCGGGGATTGCCTCCAATTGTTCCGTCCGGGTTTGCAATGCGGTACGCACGGTTTTCGCTTTCTCAATCAACCGGGCGTTCTCGTTTTGTTCCTCCATTAAATCGGCAATGTCGATTTTCTCGGCATACGTTTTGACGTCGCCCGGTTTCAACTGCTTTTCGGCGGCGGAGCAAATGGTCGTGTACGTCTTGACCTCGGCGTTGGCGTCCTTTCTTTTCTCCTTAACGGTCATAACCTCGGCGTCAATCTCGGCAATACGTTTTTGCACATTCTCCGGCAACAATGCCCGGACGTATTGCACTTGCTTTCGGCGACCCTCGGCGGTTTCAGACCACCGGGAAAACTCCACGGCGTCAAAATCCGTATATCCGAAAACCTTTTGCAACATACTTACGTTATCCGACCGCATCCCGGTTGTTTTCTGTTTGATTGATAACGTACCACGGGGGTTGGCTTTGGTAAACCGCAATTCAACGTCGTATTCCTCGCCGTCGTCGCCGACAACCATTTTGGCAAACCCTTTGTCCTCGCCATTACGCAACACGGCGTCCCGGTTCCCGGTCAACAACGCCCCGATTGCCTTTAATAACGTGGATTTTCCTAACTCATTGTCCCCGGTAATGAAATATACATTACCCTCAAAATCTGCGTTGAACTCCTTAATTACTTGGAAATTCGACAACTCTAATTTTTTGATAATCATTTTATCGCTCTTTTTATGCCGGGGTTGCCCCCGGCGGTTACTACTTATTTGTTTGTTAATATCATTCTTTGGTGTATCATGCTTTGCACCTTGTTAAGCGCATCCCGGTTGGCGTCAACCTCCGACCGGGTGCAATCGGCAATAAAGTTTTCCAAACGCTTATACAGGTCGTCCAACTCTTTTGCCGTCATTGCATGGCGAACGGCTCCCAATTCGTCCTTATCCATTTTTGCAAACTCGTTTAAGGGTTTCCAAATCGCAACGTTTGGGGTCGTCGGCGTTCTTTGTCGCATCAATTAACGGCATATCATTTGTTTTTGCCGTCCAACTTTTACCCGTAACGGGCGACGTGTAAGTTACTTTGTAATGTCCGTACCCGGCAAACTCAAACCGGAAATCGCTGATTGTTGTTTTCGCTCTCATTGCTTTTATTTTTTTAGCATTACCGGGAAAACGCCCGGTCGTTGTTATTTCATGCCACAAAAATACGGGGAATATTTTAATTACCAAAATTTTTTCTTTTTATTTTCGTGTTAGGGCAAAAAATCCCGATACGGCGCAAGTCGTACCGGGATAAAATCAAAATAATTTCATTTGCGTATCTGTTAAGACGGCAATAACGCCGTCAACTTTTTGTTCCCATGCCGTCCGGGTTGCAATCTTTTCCGGCGTTGGGTTCCGTTCGCACCTCCGTTGGTTGTGGCGCATCTGTTTAACCATGTACGCCAATTCTTCCAACGTTATTTTCGCCGGATTTTCGATTTGCGGGCTTTTGTTTTCGTCTGCCATACTTTTACCCATTCAAACAAAATAATCGAAATACGGGGCTTAAAATAAACGGTCGTGCATCGGGGCGGGCAAATTCTCCAAAACCCAACGGGGGTTGTTGTGCAAAATGTACCGTCCAAAGTGCATTATCATAAGGGCGTCGGCGTTCCACAACGTCGCCTTAACATCGGGGTAATAATCGGCGGAGGCTCGTTGGTATCGCTTTTTGCGCTCCGGCTTTTCCTCTCCCTTAACCCGCAAGTTCAATTCATTTTGCCATTTTTGGGGGTGTACCAAAACAAACGGTACGTCGCACATGGCAATTATCGTTTTCAGTTTCTCGAACTCGGATAACAGTTTTTGAACCCGGAACGCCTTACCGGGGTTGTCGTTCACGTCGTCCGGGCGCAATTGAACCTTTTCGACGAATACCAACGGGCGGCAAATACTTTTCATATAATCAAACCATTGCCGCAACTCCATAAGGTCGCCCGGCATTTTAATAACCTCGGTTTTGTGGTTCGGACGCCAAACAGCAATCCCCCCGGATTTTCCGGGGTCAATGCCAATAATACAATCAATCGTTATTTTGTTCATTTCCAAAAATCTAAATAGTTATCAATCTGCAATTCGTCCGCAATCATACGGTCGAACGTGCGTTTTATCTCTTTGTCCCTCGCAATCTCATACGCCGTAAAATCCAATTCCGGGGCGTCGGTTCCCTTACGTTGAACGTGGTACGCCTCGTACTTGTTGACGAACCCACGGGCGACACGTTGCATATATCGGGCAAATGCTTGTTTGCGGTCGTCCTCGGTTCCGGCAACCTCATTGGCAAAACCCAACTTTCGCAACCAATCATAAATCAATATTCCGTCAGTAATCCCCAACACAAACCGCCCGGTATATTTATATTGCAAAAATACCTCCCTACATCGGGCGACGACTTGGTTGTGATAATACCGTTTTTCCTCCGGCGTCAATTCCTTTTTCGGCTCCGGCAATGCCTTATACGCTTTATGTATAACCCCGTTTTGTTTCCGGCGGTATGCGTTCAATATCTTTGCGAAATAATCGGCGTTAAACTGTTGGTAATGCTTTTTGTCCGGGTTGCCTTGACTGTCTTTCGGCAAATAGTCGTCCAATTCCCCGGTCGTCGCCAATTCAAATGCCAACTTAATATCCGCCAATGTCATTTGCGAATAGTATTTTTTGAGTATATCCAACAACCGGGTACAAATGTACGCCCAATCTTCCGAATTGGTCGGGATTATATACCCGACGTCCATTGCAATAAACCGGAACATTTGCCCGGTTTTCGCAATCAACGTGTCGTCGTCAATATCGGCAATTTGCATTTTCGTTGAGGCGGCGAAAATGTACTTTTCGACCCCGGATAACGATTTGGCAACCTCCGGTAATTGCAACATTTGTCGGCGTATGTCGATTGCTTTTGTACCGGGCGTTGGGTTGTATATCGCCAACGCCACGGATTGCGTATTTACTGTTTCCGGCAAATTTTCCATAATCAATAATCGTTGTTAAGAAATTCCATTGCGCCCGCCACGTTCAACTGTTTTTGCGGGGCTTGGTATTCCGGTTTCAAATGCAATTTCTTTTTCTCAATGTCGCCCCGGATAAAATTGCGTACCGTCGCAATCCAACCCGTGCGGGTTCGCTTAACTCCCTGTTTGGTTTCCGACCAATCGGCGACCGTGTGGAAATAATAAATCAAATCGACCTTTTCAAATTCCGGCGTCGCAAACAGTTTTTCAAACTCGGAATAATCATTTACGCCGTCCGCCCCGAACTTAACCAATTTGTAAACATCGGAATTGCGAAATATGGACGTTCTTTTTTTATCCTTTTCCAAATCCTGTTGTTGTTCCGGGAACAAATCCCCGACAACAGGGTTGGCGGGTTTATCCTTATCAATACCAAAAGAGTTATCTATATCAGTATTTAATATAGGGTTGGATTTTCCAACCGGGGTGGTTGGATTTTCCAACCGGGGGGGTGGTGGTGTTTCGCAACCGGGGTGGTTGGATTTTCCAACCGGGGGGGTGGTGGGATTTTCCAACCACTCCAAAACCGCCCAATAATTCGTCGTATATTCGCAATAACGAACCTTATTTTTTTCGTACTCAAATTTGTTAATATACTGTTTTTCAACTAACGATTTGAGTATTTTAATAACGGTCGTTTTATCTAACCCCGTCCACTCAATTAGGTATTTCAACGAACCCTTAAAACGGCTTTCCCCGTCTTGACTAAACCCATGAATTAAAGCGAAAACCAATAATTCGTTCCCTTTTAATTTCAACCGGGTAATCATCGGGGCTAAAATCGTTATAAAATTGCTATCTCTTATTGTCATTTCTCACAAATTTAATGTTTATACCGTCTTTCCTTTCCCCTGCATTACAGGGGAAACGCATACATGAACCGTTGGATTTGTGGAAAAAACAACATTCGCAACCCTGCCAACCCGTCCGTTTTTCGGCTCTAATTTCCACATGATTAACAACAATTACGTCGCCAACCGAAATTTCAATTTTCTTTTCCATTGTCGCCGCCCTCCAATTGTTTAACAGGTTCCCACGCTTTGCGCACTCTTAAAACATTGTCCGGGCTTTCGTTCGGAACCAATGAAACAACAGGGAACCGGGATTTGTCGCCGGGCTTTTGGGTCGTGGCAAATTGTACGTTCAAATCAAATATAATTCCCTTGCAAAATCCCCGTTCCGCCAACATACCGTCGAACGTTTCCCGGATTTGCGGGATTGTGGACGCCGTACCCTTTGTTGAAAACTGCCATACCCCGGCAACGCCACGTACCAACGGTACAATGAAATTCAATGTCAACGTAATTTCCCAACCGTCGTGTCCCTCCTGTTTGCTTTTCCGGTTGGGGTAACGCTTGGCAATAGACAACATCAAATTCGGGTATTCCTCCGTTGTCAATGTTTCGTACTTTTTGCCGTCCCAAACTTGAAACGTTTCGCCGTCGCCCGCCGCAATCAATCGTCCGTCGTCGTCTCGGTACTCGTACCGCTCGTTGCACACTTTCGCCGGGTCGTCGTCCGGGAAAACGATTTGAATTGTTTGGGGCTTTTCGCCGTATGCCTGTGTAAATAACCCGGCATACTTTCCCGTTGGTATGAAATAATCCACGCTTTGCGGGTATCCGTTGGCGTTTTTCATTCCGATTTTTATTTGTCCGACACGGGGCAAAATCAAACGGGATTTTTCCGCCTCCGGTCGTCTTATTCGTCCTTTCATGCTCTTTATATTTCGGGGTCGTCGTTCAACAATCTTTTCTTATTCTCGTTTTTGGGCTTTTTTGGCGCATTTGCGGGCTTTTGTTCCTTTTCCGGTGCAACAGTCCGTTTTGCCTCCTTTCGTCCCGTGGCGGGCTTCTTTTCCGCCTCCTTTGCCGTTTTCCCGGTGCGTTTCACAATCTTTGTTTTCTTAATCTCCGGTTCCGGCGTTTGTTCCGGGGCAACCGCATCCGCTTTGACGGTTTCGGCGGCGTCCGTGGTTTCGTCCGGGGTCGCCTCTTTGGGGGCTTTCATTTTAATCAATTCCGCCAAAGACAACGATATTACATTTTGGGACAAATCCGGGGCGTCGTCCAATACAACCATACCATTAACCGCCGTAAACGTGTTGTCCCGCTTTTCGTCCTCAATGGCGGCAATCTCCAACAGATAGGGGATTTTCCGTATATTGGGGCTTTCGGTTTGCTCTTTCAGATTGTACGACGGTTTTTTGCGCCAATCTTTCGGGCTGAAATTGAAAATACGGGTAACGGGGAATTGCTCAAAATTGACGTTCCACATATCCCGGTACATTCCTAATTGTATTTCGCTTTCCTCGTAAAAACCTTTTCGCCCGCTTTTGAAATCGACAATTGCGTTAATCCGGTCGTTGCTTCCAATCTTTGCCCGCATGGTACACGGGCAATCAATCATTCCGGCGTACTTGTAATACGGGTGTACCAACGCAATTTCAACGGCTAACGGTCGTACATCATAATCCAATACGAATTGCGCAAACGCCAATACGTCCTTTTTCAAATCGTCGGCGTAATAAATAAAGTCGTCCGGCAATCGGTAAACCTCAATGTATTCTTTTAGTTTGCCTTTTAGCCCGTCCAAATCATACGCTCGGTTAATCAATAATTCCTCAAATGCGGCGTGCATAAACGTTCCATACGCTGCCCGTTCGCCTTTGTATCGCTCGGCTTCCTCAATGCCTTTGTTCGCAATCCAATTTATAAGGTGCGGGGCTTTGGGTAATGTTTGGGACAATATAGTTGTAACCGACGGGAAAAACTCCGGGTTCCCGGCGTCGTCATATCGGTAATAATATCGGTGTCCCTTGCTGTTTAACTGCCAAACCTTATACGGGGGTTCAATCAATGTTTTTTCGTCGAAAAACATTGCCGTCATTTCCTCAACCGTCATGCCCGGTATTATCTCAAACACTCCGGTTGGTTGTTCCGGTTGAACATCAACGAACGGGGGAATAATTGTTTGTTGTTCCTCGTTAATCTCCGGGAACATATCCGACGCAACATTGCCGACGGTTCCCGCAACCTCTTTTACCGGGTCGCCCGGTTTATCGCTCTTTGCTCTCATTACTTGTACTTTTTATATTCTGAAATTCCACATAATACCATTGCGGCGCACATTGCCGCAAATAACAATTGCCACGGGTTCCAAAATGCGCCAATCAAACAACATAACCCAAATGCGCCAAACGTAACAATTAGGGCTTTCGCTTGAAACAACCCGGAAAACATGGTTTCGGCGGCGGCTTCCAACCATTCGATAAACTTACTTTTCATTGCTTCCGCCCTCCATGCCAAACAGGTAATCCGCCGTACAATCCAACATTTCGCAAATAATAACGACCCATTCCGGGACAATCCGTTTGGTCGTGCCGTTACATAAATTCGTCATATTTACCTGTTGTGCGCTCTCGCTTGCACCCTCAAAAAGACGGGCGGCAATGTCTTTTTTCAAAACCTTTTTCCCGTTCGCCTCGGAACGGGCGATTGCTTCGTTTACTCTTAATCTCAATGCCATAACTTAAATTTTTTTGTTAATAACTTGGTTCGTTGCTCTCTTTGTACCCGCAATTGCGGCACGTTTTTTCCTCCCAAATCGGGCTATATTCCGGCGGGGTCAAATATCCGTCGCCTCCGGTACGTCTATACTCGCCGTCTGTAACCTCCATTTCCCCGCCACACTCCGGGCAATCATCGTCGCCAATCAATACACATTCCAACAGGGCGTCCAAATGGACGGAACGAACCGGGTAAATACCAATTGCCCGGATAACGTCCACCATTTCCACAACGGTAACATCCCGTTCGTAACAATCGGCGACCGGGAACCCCCAATTGTCGCTTATGTTCTCGATAATCTGTTTGTTGATTAACTCCGTAACGATTGTTTCGGATACTTGGTTGGCTGTTTTCCCGCTTTCGGTCGCCAACATCTTTAATTGCTCACTTTCTTTTATTTTCATATCATTTCCCGGTATCCCTCCGGGTAGGCTGTTAATCTTTTGTTCTGCAAAGGTAGAAATAATTTTTTAATTACCAAAAATATAATCTTTGTTTCGTGAAATCATTTTTGCCGGGTGCGTGAAATATCCGATTTTTAACCTACCTTTGCAATACCGCATTACCAAAAATCGCTCTCGGTTACTGCGTAAAATTCCCCCGGTGAATATTGATTTATGACGCCGGGGGTCTTTTTATTTCTTACTCTGATAATACAACCATTTGTAAATTTCGCCGTAATATCCGGTTTCCAATACTGCTTTTCGTATGGTCTTTGCGTCGTACTCGCCAAATGTTACGTACTCATATATTGACGGGTTTTCATGCAACGCAAATTCAAATGTAATGTCAATATATGCGTCGCCGACCTTATTAAACGCATGGTCAATCGGTATTGGGACGTTTGTTTTTCCCTCACAATAAAGGATCCGTTCCTGGAAAGCCTCGCAAAGTAAATGGGAATTTCGATAACATTCTTTCGGCTTTGGCTTAATTACGTGCCGTATGTAGTCCAATTCGTAATCCTCCAATACATCAGCCGCCGGAACTATTTTAACGGGCTTTGCCGCTTTTAATAAGTATTGGAAATACTCTTTTTGCTTTTCATGCAAAGGTAATTCCAACATCATTTCAATTTATTTTATTATTTCGCTTTCCATATATAAAACTAATCATGTATTCCAAAATCGCAATCGCCCCATTGGTCGAAATCCGCACCATCATAACTAAACGGGTAACGATCCGTTTCTCGGTAATCCGTCCAACATTGACGCCGTACGTTATTTATTGCAACCCGTTTTGGGTTATATCCTGGTTTGCTTTTTTCTCTCTTTTCGGCTGCGCAACTTTTGCAGCAACACAAACCTCAACCACGTTTCAAATTTCGTGTGTCGGCGTTGTATTCTCTGCCGCAATTGTCGCATTTTCGTTTAATCGTTCCCATTCCTCAACTTCTTTGTCTTTTATATAATCCTTACAACGGTAATATCTCAAATGTTTTAGGCAATATCCGCCAATATATGCGCACGTTGCACACAATGGTATTTTGCCCCTCCAATTTGTACCGTATTGTTGTAATATTGCTTGGTATTCCTCATTACTTTTAATCATAAATCAACCTTTCATTCTGCCAACATAAGACAAATTTAATACATCGTACATTTGCCCCATAACGGCAAATTCTAACATTGCGTCGCTGTTTGCAACGTCGTTTATTCTCAACAATGGGTATTTATTGCCGTAATCAGTAACATACCCGTCCGGTTCAATGTCTGAATAAATCCGGTCGTCGTCGTTATTACCAAAGTATTTATTGAGGCTTTGCAGAATATTGTTTTCCAAATATTCATTGCCCAATACTGCTTTTATTTTATCCTGCTTTCTTAATGCGTACCGCATGGCTTTTAAGTATTAAACCGGGGATTGCTCCCCGGCGGTTTATTACTCAATTTCGTAAATATTGCACGTGCTTTCTGTTGCAACATAGGTTGGCATTTTCTGTTTTTTCAGAAAACAGATATTTTCAACGGCGGAACAGCTGGTATAAAAGTAAATCCCGAATTTCTTACCAATAAACAACAAATCATTTACCCCGGTTTCCTTTTTATCCTCAAATATTACTTGACTGAATTTAATACTTTCAAAGTTAACTTTCCCGTCAAACTTCTGTGCAATTTCTGCAATGTCTGTTGCAATAGTTCTTTTCTTTTCCATGTTCTTTTGAATTTAGTCCGGGAACCCGCCAGGTCGGATATTATTTAACGTAAAATGAAATTTTGATACCACGGCGCAATTTGCAAACGGTTTTATCATCGGTGCCATTAAATGCACGGAGCAACATTTTGTTTGCCATTTCAACGCCAATCAATTCAATCAATCCTTTTACGCCGGCCAATTTATTTATCTTTTTTCCGTCAACTATTCCGTTAACCTTGATACGGAAATTGTGATTGATTGATTTTGTTGAATATTCCAAACCGTTGTAAATTGTTGTTGCCATTTTGATTTTCTTTTAATGTTCGGGGAAAACGCCACGTCGTTGTTGTTTGACAATGCAAATATACAACCTTTATTTTAATTACAAAAAGAATTTCTTTTTATTTTGAGCAAAACTCATAAAAAATTTTTCTTTTGGTTCAAAAGATAGTTATTTTTGGCGAATTTTCGATTTAAGCCACTTTCTTTGCTCTGATATATAATTTATCCACCGGAATAAAAAAGCCCGCTACGGGGCTAAAAATGGGCAAAATGAAAAAAGCCGGGGGAAACCCGGCTAATAATTAGAAAAACAATCTTGCTTGTATGAAAACATTGCAAATATAACCTATTTTTTTATCAATACAAATTCAACCCCCAATATTTTTGTTGCCGGGTTCTTGCTTACAACATCAATTTCCCGGTTCTTTATCTTTTTGGTTTTCCAAAGGAACCCCCAAAACCGTTTGTATTGCACCGTTTCGACAATCAACAGACTATCCCGGTTTATATGCGTCCCGGTAAATTGTCCGTCCGGCGTGGCGCATCCGTGCAGCTCAAAATACGGTTCGACAATATCGACGCATCGTAAAATGGTCGTAACCGTATCGCCGGGCAAATATACAACACTATCCCGGACGGTTGCCCGCAATTCGTTGATTGTTTCCATTTGGGTTGTTGTAACCCGTTCCAAATCCCGGTTCTTTGCCTGCAATGTCTTTATCAACGCCAAATCGTCCGCCCGGTACTTTTTGTATTCCGCCAATGACAACTCCAAATTCCCGACTTTGATTGCGTTCAAACTGTCTTTCGTTTGGTACGTCTTGACGTCCTGCAATAGTATTTCGGTATTGCTCCGGTATCTGTCCCGTTCCTCGGTCAACCTCTTTATTTTGACGTGTTGCACCCAAAAGGCGGCGGCAACCGCCAAAATGATTGCCGCCAAAATCAAATAATTTTTCATGCGTTCGTTATGAATTAAAGTTTAACAACCCTTTTGATTGCGGCAACGTGCATATCTGCGATTTGCTCCCGCCCGTCGTCGCTCATTATGAAACGGCAATCTTTTTCGGTATCCATGAAAAAGTTTTCCGTAATAATTGCCGGGCAATTCGTGTGTTTGAGGATATAAAACGCCGATTCCTTATCCGGGTCGCCGTCGGCATAATCGAAACGCATACGCCAACCGTCCGGGACGAATACCCGTTGCGCTTCCTCGGCAAATACCGTGGCGATTGCATCCGCTTTCGTTTCTCCGGGCGACGTGTAAACCTCCCAACCCGTACCGCCTCCGGCGTTGGCATGGACGGATACCAAAAACGCCTTTTCATTGTAATTGCGGTAAATCTCATTTGCTCGGCGGCAACGTTCCGCCAATGACACGTCGTTTGTTTCCGGGGTCAATATCTCGTACCCAATCGCCAAATCGTCCAATTTGGCGGCGATACGTCGCACAATGTCCCGGTTAAACTCCCATTCAAACAGTTGCGAACCGTCGCCCCAAACCGGGGAACGTTTTCCGGCACAATCTACGCCGTGACCTGCATCAAGAATAATTACTTTCTGTTTCATAACTCCATTTAAATTTTTTATATGTTTTTCTTTCGCCTCTGCATACCCTTGCAATACAACTATAACTAAAATCGTTTTTTCTTGCTGCTTGGTGTACGCTGTTATACTTAGCCACAATGTTATTTTTCATGTCATATTGAATTACTGCTTTTGCGTACGGGCTTTTCCCCTCAAACAATGGATTTTCTTTCCCTTTTATTCTTTGTATATTACGTATTTTTTCCTTTGTAATTAGGTTATTCATGTTCATAGAATGTGTACACCAACGCAAATTTGAAAATTTATTATTTGCCCTATCCGTGTCTATATGGTCTATTTCGGGATAATTGTTTGGATTTGGTATAAACATTCTTGCAACTAATAAATGAACCGGGAAACGCCTTGCAATTCCTTTATGATTTAATTCTATAATTTTATAACCTTTTACTTTACGTTGTTTCAACACTTTTTCTTTTGTTGTAACAACATACTTGTTACAAATAATATAACTTTTAGGCAAAGACTTTACACGCCCATAATTACTAACTTGATATATCCCTGCATATCCGGGAATATCTTTCCAAATCTCATTTCCCATAATTGCCAACTTTTAAGAACTGCCAACAAATAAGAAACGGGGACGGGCTGTTGGCTTGCCCTTTCGGTCGGTTAATTACTCCGCCTATCCCCGTTGCAAATATAATTATTTATTTACTCATTTTCGTTTTCTACTTTCTTTTTATTGTTTTTGTTTGGGTCGTCCCCAAATTCTTTTTCCAATCTTTCAATTATCGGTTGCAAATGCGACGGCAAAGCCCTTGTAAACTCCAAACGTATAATATGGTAAATAATACGTAACGCCAATTTACGCGGGTATGCTATTATAAGATTTTTAAAAGAATTTTGCAAATACACATACATAAACACGTATGTAAGCGATTTAACCGCTATTATTGCCGCATTATCATCGCCGCAATTTTTCATTATGGTAAATATTGTTTCCACAATAAAAAGGTACATGAACAATTCAAACAATGCGTTCTTAAACTTCCGGAATGAAAAGTTTTTGCACCGAACAATCGCCACGCCGTCCGCCCTCATTCCTGCCCAAATATTAAACGCAAACATTACTACCAAAGCATAAACAAAACCTTTTGTTGGCGTCAAATAACCTAATATCGGGCTAACAGTTGAAATTGCTATTATACGCCATTGTTCCCAGTTCATAATTTTTTCCATCATTTCATGCTATTAAAAGGGTTAATATCTATTATTTTTTTTGCTGTATAATTTCCAAGTTTGTGATAACCTTGAGTTGTAGGGTGCAAACCATCGCTGCTCATATCTCCGCCACTTCTTACAACAAATGAACCATCTTGGTTTATAATTGGACACGTTAAAGTCGTAAATCCGCATCCCGAATACCAATTAATAGTTGGTATTCCGAGTCTGTTACATACACGTTCTATTTGCAACCCTTTATCTCTTTGATCTTTATTGTTCAGATTAGTTTGTGGAGGCAAACAATATACAACTAATGTTTTAGGAAACAAGTTATAAAGTGTTTGCGCTGCAAAATAGATAGCTCCTGCAAAATTTGTACAATCAACTTCGTCTAATGACTTAGGAACATAACCAACAGACGTTGACTGATCTGTCATTATTTGATTTTCAATAAATTCGTATGAATTATCTTCATCTACAACATCATTTGTTCCAAGAGCTATTATACAAACATCTGGTTGTAAATTCTCGTTGAAAATAATACTTTCACTTTCTTGTTTATCTCCCTCAAATAACCTTTTAACAAGCAATACTTGATTTTGAAGGTCACAATTTTCTGTTCCATTTATAGCAACATAACCCGTTTGTCCTCCTGTTATTGGGTGTCCGGTGTATTGACTTCCTTGTATTGACTTGCATTTTCTTCCCGATTTTGCAACACAGCAAATGTTTGAATTTTCTATATTAAGAATAGAAGAAAGAACAGAAACCCAAGGTTTTAACCCTCCTGTACTATCACTCCAAGAATCTCCGAGTATAAGACACGATTTATAGCCGAAATTTGTTATAAAATTATTATAAACAAAATTTGAAATTTTGTTTTTTTCATTAAAATCGTTTATATTTTCCGCTTGTCCTAAAAACAATCCATCATTATAGTTTATAGCTACTTTAACAGATACAGAATTTTTTGGTACATCTATCCATTTTGCAGTTAAATCATCTTCTATTTTTACTACTTCTCTATTTAACAATGTGAATTCCATGTAAATACCTGTTACAGAAGACGGATTACCTAATTTTGAATCAATATATACTCTCTTAAATCCACAAATAGGTATTTGACCGGAACGTATTCTTACCGAATTTTTATCATTATTTGTAAATTCCGGTATATTACTTTTCCAATTAAAAAGAGAATTAAATTGAATTTCATAACTATTTGGCAAATCTATTTCTTTTAAAGTTTGACTGCTACTTCCACCAAATAAAAAATATCCATTCAAAGCATTTCTTTTATATACTTCTATATCTGAAACACAAAGCCAAAATAATGTTGGTAAAGAGGTTAATCTATATAAATCATCATTAAATATTTCATCATCCGACAAACATACATTATACATCCTTACAACATTTATTCCTGCGCTATTTTCATTTTTAAAAATATTTAAACCGTTTGGATCAACTGAAAATTCCGAAACATCAATCTCTTTCTTTAAAACTCCATTAATGTAAATTTTTAATTTTGAATCGTTTCCATTAAAAGAAACATCCAATTTAAAATAATGCATATATCCTGGTAATTCTATTAATTCAGAATTACCATCAATTGTTACATTTAATGATGGCAAATAATTAACCCTACTAATTGATATATTGCCTATTGAAAAAATTTCACCTCCTGTTGATGTTGACGTTGATATAATAGCACTTAATGTATATTTATCCGGTGCAATAAAACTGTCATTTTTTAAATATGCATTAAAAAATTTAGTTTTATCTATTATTTTCAAAACTTTTGATTTTGAAATACCATCACTATATTTTTCATTTAATCCCAGCAAACTTTCTAAACTATTTTTATTAAATAATGATACTAATGGACCATCTATTGTACCAGCTATGCATAACATTTTTGCCGTTTTATCAATTTCTATAACGTTGTAATCCGATATGTAAGTTGCTCCATTGTTTATTCTTTCCCCAATAGATATTAAAGAACCGCCGTTTATTTTTTCACTGTTGTATGTTGCATAGGAACCGAAACTACCAAAAGAAACATTAATGCCCGATATTAAATTGTTTAATACCAAAGAATTGTTAATATTCCCATCGCTAATAATTCTATATGTGTATAAAAACAAATTTTCATCATTAGACGGTGCTAAATTACCGTTGCTTAATATTAAAAGGTTTTGGCTCGATACAAGTTCTAACCTTAATATTTTTTTATCTATTTCTAATAAACTTTTTTGATTTGGAATTTGTTCCCAATTATTATTTTTAACCCATTCAACATCAGTTATCGATGTCCCTATATATTGCTCATTTATCCAACCTTCTTGAGGTTCTTTATAGCTTATTTGAATACCGGGTTTTCTATATTTTTGTAGAACTTTTTTTCTTGTTGTGGCAACATCTGTATCCCATTCTAATATCATATTACCACCGCCCGATCCAATTTCTAATACTTGTTTACTCCAAGAACCGTCCCATTTTAAAATACCTATTTGACCTATATCAATCGTTAAATTTGAAAAATTTATATATGTACCCTCTCCAGCCAAATAAAAAACATTTTGATCCGGTGTCCCGGGGTTTGTATTAGTTTCAGCAATTCCAACAAATTGATAATTACTTCCCAAACTATTTATCATTGATATTAATGTATTTTGCAGAACTTGTCCTGTAATTTCTTGGTTACCATTTGTTTTTATAACACTTGAAACTGCTTGTTTTAATTGTTCGTAATTTGCCATGATAATTTAATTTAATTGTTATCAAAATCATTGTTAAAATCGCCGTTAAAATCTCCTTTGTTTGCTATTATAAAGCCACGTCCTATTTTTTTGACAACCGTATTTGTTTTAAACTCAATTTCAACGCTCGCCAAATCCCCCTGCGTTTGCCATTTCGGGGTTATTAAAAACGTGTCGCAATCATATTCCCTGCCGTATTTATCTGTTATATGTATATAATCAGCCATGCGAATAAAACGCATTACGTCGCAAAGAAATTCCGGTGCTAATATCGTACATTTAAACGTTTTGACTGATATTTGTTTTTCCGGAAAAAAATACCCGTCCCGTTCTTCTCCGTCCTCTTCAAATTCGTAATCCGGTTTTCCTAACTCTGTACAAAGATACAACGTGTTTTTAAATGTCGGATTTGTGTAAACTATCTGTCCGGCGTCAAACACTAAATTTTCAATGTCCCACCATTGTATTTTTAAGTAACCGGAAACGTCCTGCACAACAGTGAACATTTCTGAATACCACGTTTGTATTCCATCCGATAACGTCATATAATATATTCCGTCCAACTGATTTAATGGCATTGGTAATATTGACTGGTACAATATAACATCATAACCCAACGTTTGAAATCTGACAATCTGCAATCCGATTTCTTTCATATACGTTGTTATGTTTGCAACCTGCTTACCTGTCTTTTCGTACAATACAACGGACGTAACATCGTTTGAACGTGTGTTTCTTATTATCTGAAAAGGCAATAATCTATCAGCCGGGGCGAATAAAGGGTAAATTGCTCCGTATGCGTAACTTTTTCTATGGTTTTGTTGCGTTATTGACGTGTACCACGGCAAAACGCTTGTATTGTTATTCTGTATCATATTTTAAAGTTGCTTTAATACTTCTACTACACAAATTTACTGAAAGTTTATCAACTTGTCCATTTCCCAAATATGTTTTAACCAATTGCATTGGATTTGGATCATTTTCTCCTGCTGGGAAATTTAATGTTTGTTTCTTTTTTCTTTCTATTCCATAAACATACGATTTTTCTTTGTTTATCAGAACATCTGTTGCGGGTAAATTATATGTCCAATAAAGCGGTTGAAGGCTTGCAAAAGACATATAACCATTTTGTAACGTGTAATCTCCGCCGTCAATGCGCATTTCTACAAATGGCAATTGCCATGTATCTGTAACGTTTAAATTGGTTATTTTGAATTTCTGTACACCTGAACAATAAAAGCCAAAAGTAGCCGCATCTCCCGGTATTTGAACGCTTAAATTTAATTGATTTCCACCTTTGGCAATGTATATTCTTGATTGATAACCAATATCAGCACCAGAAGAATTAAAAAAGTGAACTCTTAAAAAACCAGATGCTTCGGCAACACAATTACCAATTATCAACGCTTTGTGTCCTCTGTATAGAGAATTAATTTCGTATGTTGGCGTTGAATAACCGCCGCTTTCATTTTGATTTTGCGAGCCGTAACCGAACGAGTCTGGGTTTGTCATCGCATTTGGCGATATAGCCGCCATTATAACAAATCCGTCGTCGCTAAAAGCACTGGGATTTAATAGCATCATATCTATATCCGAAGAAAAATTCGACACATTTACTTCTTCTATTTTACCGGCAGTTACATATTTTGATAAAATTTCAATCGGATAGCCTTTAAATATTTGCGAAACTTCGTCCATCCAAGAAAATTGAAATCTCTCTGCCATGTCTATTTTGTCGAATTTCCAACTATTTGTGCCGAACACACACTTTTTACCATTCCGAACATTTTCTATTTCCGTTAAATCAACGTTTATTATCGGTAAATAAGAATAAGAGCCTCCATTTCTAAACCACTGTATATGCTCTATTTTAAACTTGTTATCTTCTATATACCAATAACATTGAAAACAATTCTTTAGCATGTTTGTAAACGACTGCAAAGTAATTGTTCCTCGCTGTGCGGGCGTTTGATATTCCCCAGCCAAAATATTTGTTTTTTGAGTAACAAATAGATCAAAAATTAAGTTTGAAATCGGGTTTTTTCCGCTATATAAGAACTTGCTATATTCTTCCGTACCTTCATGTTTTATTTCTGGAGCTATTTCTTTTAAAAGAACTGAAATGCAAGACCATAAAGGGTAAGCATCTTTCAACGTATAAGGAGACCTACCATTCTCCTCTATATATTTGTCTGAAAAAGCAAAATCAAACCAAATAGACACATAACGCCAATTTGATTGCGAAATAGAATAGAATTTTTGCCCGTATAAGGTATAAGGCGGTAAAAAATATCTCCCATTCTCTGACTTCCCCCATTCTGTCGGCTCATCCGAAAACCTTGCAGAAATTTCGGCAATGTCTATCGCATAACCTAAGCAATAATGATAATTTCTATTATTCCCAACTATATCATCTCCGCTTAAGGGATAGGTTGCAATATTTAAAATACTACTGACATCTAACAAATACCTCGCATAAATGTTATATGTTTTCAAAGAACAATGCGCTACACCTGTTGCAACTCCCGAAAAAGGCGACATATCAAAGTTTATATTATCTACACTTTCTCCGGGAGCAAGGCTCTTAATATAACCGAAAATAGGCACTTTATCAGATGTTCTCTGAATAGTAGCTGTAATTGAAAAATTGGCTGAATAGTTTATATAACATTCATAACCGTTACTGTTTTCTGGGTATAAATAACCTGTATAACTACCACCAGAAAGAACATTCATTTTACCACTGTATAAGCCTGCACAATCTGAGGGAGTACCTTCAACAGTTATGTTTATTTCGTTCAAAACATTACATAGCGCAAAATGGAATGTTTTAACAAGCGCATTTTTATCCCCATTCGGCGAAACATCTTGCTCCCAATTTTCCCCCCCCAAGAAGCAAGAAATAATACTCTCTCCGGGCAAATAAACCTGAATTAAAGGTCTTTTATATATAGTTATTCTTTCTATCGCCGGAGCAAGTTCTATCAAGTTGTATTCTTTTTCCATTCCTGCCAGAACATCGTTATATTGGTCGTAAACATCTGGCTGCACGGTTATCATTTCATCATCGGCATTAAATTCGCAATCTGTTTTCATAAACTTTGCCTTATAGTATTGACTATATGTTTGCCCCCAATCATTGCTTTTCTCAATAAAAAGGAAAAATTCAGAATCAAACGGGGCGTCATTGATAATATCGTAATCAGCACGGACAAAGTTTATTTTACTGGACAATTTAGCCCGGTAAAACCTTTGGTTTGTTTCCAACTCATAATCCAACGTTAAATCATCCTTATAATTGGGGCGGACGGTTTGTTTGGTTCCGTCCTCCCCTATCTGCAAAAAGAATCTATATTTTGATGTCATAGTCTTTTTATTTTACGTTTCAAATTCTTGTAACTTTCAATCGTGTTTCCGTCGCCATCCACGTAAATACGTCGTCGGTTCTGTTCCTTAATTTCCCTTACATCATCCGACAAATTGCGTAAATCCGGGCTTTGTCCGGTAACATTCAACGTTAAACCGTCGCCGTCTGAATAGGATTTTAAATACTTATGTGCAAATGTACCATTGTTTAACGAATTGATAACGTCCGGTATTATCTTTCTGAAACGGCGTGAACTTCGTTTATTTATCACGGCGAAAAATTCGCCTCCCTCGGCACGTCGGCGGGTTCCGTCCGGTTTCGTCCCTAAATCAATATCATTTCCGCTTTGGTGCGAACCGCCCTCCAAAAGTTCAACGGTACCGTCGCCGTACGTTTCTGTTCCTCCGCTTTCTCCATTTTGCTTTGCCAATTGTGCCGCCTTAATCTTTGACGCTGCAAAACTTGCCCACATTACGGCAATTGCTGGAATTGCCAAAGGGAAACCCAATTGCGACCAAATCAACGCCGTTGCTGTTACCATGTTTCCGATTTGCTGCAATGTCTGTATTGCCGCTTGCTGCTTTTGTGCTTTCTGCTGTTCTTTTAACGCTTTTTCTTGGTTCTTTTTAGCCAAATCCAATTCCTTTTGCGCTTGAACAACATTATTGGCGTAACCGTTTGCCCTTGCTTCCAATTCTGCATCCAATGCCGATTGTGCGGCGGAAACTTCTTTGTCTGCTTGCTCAACTGCTGCATCAGCCGCCGCAATACGTGCTTCTGTAAACGTATTCAACGCATCCAATGCGTATTGCATTGACGTATTTATTGCCTCCTTTTGGTCGTCGTCCAAATTCAAACCGAATAACCCGTATATGTCTGTTCCTCTTTCCTCGCCTTTTGACTGATCAATTTCTTGGTCAATCTTTTTTATGGTATTTTGAATTGTTTGTACCTCCAAATCAGACAATTTATTTGCTGCTTGCTCGTTCAATTCCAATATCTTTTGCAAACGTTCCTTTTCTGCCTGCAAACGGAATTGGGTTTTCCGGGCTTCTGAATTTCTTAACAAATCAAATTCAGATTGCGCCAACGCTTGTTGTTGGTCGAATATCTGTAATTGTGCTTGCAAATATTCGTCGGCAATTGCGTTTCCCTTAACGTCAAATCCGGCATTAATTACCCCGGCGTCCTGCTGTTGTCCGGTCGGTTTTTGCTCATTCTGCAACAATGCTGTTTGTCTTTCATTCTCTAACAACTGCATACGCAATTGTCGTTCCTGCTCGCTTCCCTGCTTGACTGCTTGCAAACGTAATTCAATGCTTTCTTTCTGCAATGCCAATTCTTGCAATTGCCGTTCTTGATCTATTTTCAACAACGCCTCTGTCTGCTGCTGTTCTAACGCCGTAATTGTTGCGTTTATCGCCTGCCGTCCGGTTTCGTTCAAATCCTTTTCGGTCTGTAATTGGTGTTGCAAATCCTCAATCTGTCGTGAATACTGATATTGCGTTTGCTGCCGACGCTTTGCCCATTCGTCGGTTTCCAACTGCAATTGTGCATCCTGCAATTTCCGTGTTGCCTCCAAATTCTTTTTATAAGCCGCTTCAATTTGCTTTGCTTGCTGTTCTGCTGCCTTTTCCGCATCGCTTTTACCCCTTGGCTTTACGGTTGGGTTCTGTGTCGTTACGGGCTTATTGTCTGTTTGGGTCGTCGATGTATCTCCAACAGAAACCGGGATTGTTAACGGTTTTATTTTTTTCTGCATACCCTCCAAACCCTCTTGGAAATTTTCTGTTATGTCCTTTACTTGTGCTTTTACCAAATTTCCGTATGCGGCTGCATAATCTGACAACCCTTTTTTAACGTCGTCAAAATCCAACGTAAACGCTCCCTTTAATGCGGTTCCGGTAGCTTTGATAATATCAATAAAGAATCCAAACAAATTTCCTAACGTGTCAAATGTTGTTTTAAATCCGGAAACTATACCGTTCCAAATGGCACGTATCAAAACACTTTCATTGTACAACTCAATAAAGTAATTGATTATATCAATGACCCATTTTATTATTGCTGTTAAACCTTGATTTACGAAAACTTTTGCCTGCGTTGTCAACGTTTCAAAATTTCCTCCGGTTGCGTCAAACAATCCGGATAATGCGTTTTGCAACTCAATTTGGCTTTGCAATTGTTCCTCCTGCAATTGCGCCAAAATTCCGGCTTTTCCTTTTACTTCATCCATGTTTGTTGAAATATCTTTCAAAGTGCGCAAATACTGCAATCCGGCGTCCTCTCCGGGGCCACCGAATATATCTGCAATTGCAGCCCCCACCGTTGCCGCATTATCCGGCAATTCTGCCAATTTTGCGGAAACGTCTTGTATAACATCGAACGTTGTTTTGGTTCCGGTCTGCAAATCTTTTTGAACTTGTTCCGACGAAATACCGATACCGTCCAAAGCCGCCGCCGTCGCCGTCGTCATTTCACGCAAACGCAAATTTGCCTCCTTAATTGCGTCAACGCCTTTGTCCGAAAAGATACCCATTTTGTTTGTTTGGGCTACAATGGCAACAAATTGGTCTGCTGATATTCCCGCTTCCTTAAAATATGCCGGGTATTCTTTCAACGTGTCTAAAAATTCCCCGTTCGCATCGGCTCCGGACAAAAAACCATCCTTAACCAACTGCAATGCCTCATTTGCAGAAATACCAAATTGTTGTGATAATGCGTTTGTTGCAATCAATGTTTCCCGAAAATCTGCGCCGAACGTATCTGCGACGGCTTGCACCTCGTTTCTAAACGCTTTCAAATCATCGCCGCTTTTCCCGGTAAATTGTTGTGTCAACCTTGTTGCCTCAACTAATCCGGCGTTGTAATCGTACCACCATTTGAACGCCGCACCAACCGCCGCAATCCCGGCAATTGCTAAAAATACGGGATTTGAAAGTAAACCCAACAAAGTTTTCCCCAACGCCTTTGCGCCATCGCCTATTGCTGTAAATACTGCTTTGCTTTCTGCGCCTCCACGACCTAACGCCAAAAGGCTATCGCCAAATGAATTGTTAAGCCCCAACGTTTCTTTTAATTTGTCGCCATACGCAATTATTGCGTCGGACGCCTCCGTATAATTACCAACGTTCAATTGATATTTCCCGGTTGCCTCCTGCAAACGCTTCATTTCTTCGTATATTTCCCGTGTCTGCTCAACTAACTTGCGCCCCTCCTCGGTATTTTCTCGCTCGGCTTTTGTCATGTTGTTCAGATAGATTTTATTTAACGAATATTGCGCCGACAACTTGTTGTAACTTCCCTCGGCTGACTGATTGATTTTTACAATCAATTTGTTTATTTGGTTGGCTTCCTGCTGTGCCAATTTCAACTCCGCCAACTTCCTTGCGTTTTCACTTTCCGCAAACGCCAACTCACGTTGCGCACGTGCCAAACGTTCCGCATCGTCTGCGGCTTTCTTGGTTGTGTTCCTGCCGTCCTCGGTTGCCCCGGAAACCTTTTGCAGAACCGCCGCCAACTGAATTGCTTCCGCCCTAATGTTTTTCAACGCATTTGTATATTTGTCTGAAAGTTCATCCAATTGCTTTATTAAATCAGTAATCGAATTATCGGGGCTTACCAAATCAGAATATTTAATTGGATTGTTGTTATCTGCCATATATCCGACTATTTGTTTTGTTATTTTCGGGCAATTTGCCTTACAATCAATTTTCTTTTCTCAAATATAAATTTATCGTCTGAAAAATAAAACGCCTTAAATCGCCTTATTTTGGCTTTTTCTGCTTGCTTGCTTTTTTCGCTTGCTCCTTAATGTATTCAAATGCGTTGTAATATTCCAAAACGGTAAATTTTTTCGGGTCAACGTGCAAATTTTGGGACAATATCAAACACATATTTTCAAATTGTCTGTCATGCTTAATTTCCACGCCATCCGACCCGGTAAATTCTTGTGGGTTGAAATACGTTATCAACTCCGCCGTTATGTCGTCAATCTCTTTTGCGTCTGCCTCGGTTGCCCGACCATCTATAATTGTGCGCAATACAACAATTGTTCTTTGTTTCAACTTGTCGTAATACTCTTTTAATGTCGCATCGTCGAACAACCGGGGGAAATACAAACGCAATTCATCGTCTATTTTTTTTTTAACCGCTTCCAATTGGGCGGTTATCTCTGAATGGGGGACGTCTGAAAAAAGATTGATTGTTTTCTGCAATCCGTCGTCGGACAAATCATTGCACGGCGTACCGTTTACAGATTTTACCAATACGGCAAAAGCCAAATACCGGGGGGAAATCTCCGATTGAACGAAATACACGTTTTGGCGCAAATTCTGCAACTCTGCAATCGCCAAATTTGGCGTCGTGCTGGCTGCATATCTTATCGCCTTTTCAATATGTCTGTCAAAGTCTGCCAAATCGGAACCAACCCCGGCATCAACCAACAACATTTTATTGTACTTATGGAATCGCAAAATTGGCAAATCATCTATTGAATCGTATATTTCAACGTTCATTCCTTTTATCTGTACCGTTTTCATAACAAAATACGTGTTATCATTGTACTACAAAAGGGAACGCCCATATATACGGGGTTCCCGGTTATCAATAACGCAACAAAGCAAATCAGAACGCACGCCCACCACGACAAACAAAAATCACAATTGAACATCTTAACAAAAAAGTCGTTGCCATGAACTTGGACGTACTCAATAACGCCCCACTTTTTTAACAGGGTCAACAGGAACGCCGCCACGGTTGCCACGATCAAAACCCAAATAATGAAAGTTACCATATCGTTAAATGTTACAAGGTTGATTAACTGACAATACACCCTCAAAGCGAAAACCGCCGAACGGGTGCATTAAAAATTGATTATCTATTTCGTCCAACGTAAACCCACGGTACACGTTTTCCGCCAACTCATAAATACGGTTTATTACAATCTTCCCGTCTTTCAGCCAAAAACCGCCATTTAGGACGGTCAATATTTCGTTCTTCAATGCCTCGGTATTCCGGTTGTTGAGTTGACCGGGGTAAACCTTGCGCAAATCGAACCAAACAATAAGGGAAAACGGGGCTTTAATCTCGCTTTGCTCCTTTGGAATCCAACCGACCGTTTGCGGGTCGTCTATCCAAAAGAACGAAAAATTGCCAATATTGGCATCCGGGGAAACGTCGATATAATCGTTGTTGCCTCTCCATTCCGTCCCGCCCGCATATACGTTCGGGGTATAATAGCGTTTGCCCTGTATCACTTTGGCGATACGTTGCGCCCGCCCAAATGCGACGTCCAACCAATCGACGTTATCCATTAACCCGGTTTGTATGTTCCCCAAAACCCGGTCGATTAAAACCGGGTTGGGAATTATAGGGGTTGTTCTCTTATTCGTTTCCATATAATACGTTTTTTGCTTTCTTCATTAAGTCCGGGAATATATATTGCCAAATCAACGCCGCAATATTTTCGTTCGTCAATCCCAATATTTGCCGCCCGTACTTTTTTATTAAGTCCTCCGTTTTGAAATCCGACGCCTTTATTTCAAATTGTTTGTCGCCGACTTCCAAAAAAAACGACGCTTCAAAATCCCCGGTATCCCGTAACGTTACCCGGTTTGTCGGTTGTCCCTTTTCCTCCTTTATGGCTATCGTCAACGGCGAATACGGGGCGTAATCCATAATATCCACGCCCAAACGGTTAATACCCTGTTCAAACAATTGTTCCTCGGCGTTCATATCAACAATATAGGCGTCATTGTCCCAAATGATTTGTTGAATGTATGCGCCGGACGATAACCCGTTGTTGAACGTGGCAACCCGGTTGCGTAAATCCTGTATTGACTTTAACCCCGCCATAATCTTACGTTGTCCGGTATTTTACGCCGTGGTTATTACAAGTAAGGCAAATACGGTCGATACCCTGCGTATCCAACCGCAACGCCTCGTATGCTTTTTTAAGGTCATAACCCAAACCGCTGGGGCGACCCTCAACGTTGCCGTCCAACTCGTAAAGAATTTCCATCCGGCTTGCGTTTACTTGGTTCCGGTTTACCTTAACATCGGGGTTCATTGCCAACGTGCGCAACATGATTGCGGCGACCTGTCGTTGGATAACCGTTTGGAAAATCTGCCTTTCCTTAATGATAAAATCCGTTAGGTCGCAACCAACGGTTATTTCGCAATTCAACCCGTAATTCTGCGTATTGGTGTACATCGTCAACGCAATATCCCACAACTCCGGGTATTCGTCGAATGTTTCCGGGGCGTTCATCATAAACGGGGATACCTGTAAATACTTGGTTATTTCCCGCCAACGCTCCAAATCAACGTAACCCGTACACGTTCCGCACGGCTCCCTGCTCCAATCCTTTGTCATGTTAATTGCCTGCATCCCGGCGGGCAAATCGTTTTGGTTGTAACAAAGGAACAACGACCCCCCGGCGTTGTTTCCGGTACTGATATACGGCAAATAACAATCTTTCAACGGGAACCATTGAAAACCGCCGTTTGTCTGCGTAAAATTCAAATCAAACGTCTTTATCGGGTCAATTTGGGACGAATGGAAAAGATACATACGAACAACCCCGGTTGCGCCCGTCATTTGCAACCCGATTTGTTCGATTTTCATTGTTACGCCCATAGAACGAACCGGGACAATTTCAAAGCCGACTAATTTATGATTATTCGGCAACGTCGCCCGGATACGTCCCGCACCGTCAAAGAACGTGCGCCGTTCCAACAGGTTCTTTGTTTCCTTATCCAATCCCTTTATTTGCGTGAATGTTTGTACCATTTGCGCAATACCGTTACGGGTCAACCGCTCCACATAATCGGAAATGAAATTGTACGGTTGCCAATAGGGGTTGCCGTAATCGTCGTTAAAATCGCTTTCGGTCGGTTCCTCGTTTTGGTTGTCCCGTGCCGCAATCCAAACTTTGTTGTTGTGGCGAACCTTTGCCCCGGCTTTGTATTCCGCTATCATATTCCAAACCGGATATTGAAAAACGAAATCATCCGGGACGATTGCCCGGACATTTTCCAAAGTAACAAGGGGGTGCGCACCTTGAAACGTCAAACCGCTTTCCGTCTGCGTTAAATTGTCGTCTATCGCCTTTGCCGGGTCGTATGATTGTTCCCACCCGACGACGTGCAATAATGCGTCCTGTATTTCTTTTAATCGGTACATCTGCGTTTGAAATAAATAAGGGGGCGGGGATAACCACCCCGGCCCCTCGGTTTAACAATTCGTTATGCTCCGGCGTCATGCGCCCGCACCTCCGGCGGGAAATTCCCCGGCGTTGGTTACATATACGGGCATACCCAACGGCTCGTTCGGATTGCGGGCGGCAATCTCGGCTTTGATAATCGGGTTTGCCACGGTATCCGGGTTGCTGTTGTAAGCAACCATATACGCCACGTCAACGGAAAATCCGAAATACTCCTTAACGGCGCACGTCAAATCGGCGGTTGCGTCGCCCATAATTGCGGACTGGTCGCCAACGGCGGTGTAATAGTGCGAACCAACGGGCAAATCAATGTACGGTAAACGTACAACGTCCCATTCGTGGAAATTCGCACGGGTGCGGCGCAATGCCTCACGGTCAACACGTGTAAGGATACCAATATTACCGTCAGCAACGGCAAACATGGTTCCCATTTTGCCCGATTCGTCGGTTACGTTGTTCGTGTAGTGCAAAACCTTGTTGTCGTACTCCATGCGCTTGTTTACGTCGTTGTAAACGCCATGTTGCGCAAGTTTACGGATAAGGCTATCAACCCCGGCGTTGGCGATAATGTGGATATATTCCGGGTAACAGTTAGCCCGCATAATCGGGTTAATATCGCCCAAAATCTCGGTCGCCATTTGGGTTGGAACCTGTACCACATAGCCCGACTCCGTGTAATTAAGCAACGTTTTGAACACCTGTGTTTTGTTTGCCTCCAATGCGGCAACGGCTCCGACGTCCAATTTGTCCGCCAAAGCCCGGCACGTCTTTTCCATTTTGCGCAAAAAGTCGTGTTCATAGGAAATTTCGTTGTTCATGTAGGCGGCGGGAACCATTGTAAAGCCAATGGCATAAGTCGCCCAAACAACCGTTACCAATGCGGACGTATTTTCATCGTCAGCGATAACGCACGAACGGACATTGCTAACCTGTACATCGCCGTCGTAATTGATAACGGGTACTTGTACCGTGTTACCAATAGACGCAAACGCACGGTCACGCAAATTGGGGTTAATGATTGAGGACGGGGCGTTGGTTTGCTCAATGAAAAAATCCAATGCGCCATACTCACACGGGCGGGTCATATTACGGTCTAATTCCGGGTTCTCAATCCGCCAATTCTGCAATCTTGTTGCTACTAATGACATAATGTTAAAAATTTAATTGTTATTAAATGCGGGTTTACCCTTTACCCGTGATTGTTTACTTTTCCGGCAATGCGGCAATATTGTTGTCCTGCCATGCCTGTTTCATTGCGGCGTCGAACTTTTCGGAACCCGCCGTTAAGCCCTGCGCCATAAGGTTTGCGGCGATTGCTTCGTAAGCCTCGACACGGGTTTTTGCGCCCGTTACGTCAATGGTTGTTCCGCTACCACCGCCGGAACCGCCCCCGGGGGGAACCGTTCCGCCGCCTCCGGCTTGGCGTCCCTTATCCAAAATACCCATTGTTTCCAATTCCTTTGCCAACAGGTCGCCGGGGGTGTACGGGTTCAACTGATTATTCGGGTTACGCATAATTGCGCCGCTTTCGTCCTTAAAAGCAATGATTTTGCCGCCTTTGCCGTCGTCGATATATTCGGGATTCATACCCTTAATTTTGTCGATTGCTTGCGCTAACAAAACCTTTGTTGCGCTTTCGGGCAATCCCGGTTTGAATTTCAACCCGGCGGTTGCGGTCTGCAATGCGCCCTCGATACGAACGCCGAACAACTCCGTTTGGAATTTCTTTTCGGCTTCATCGTACTTTCTTTTGAGGTCGTTAAACTGCGTTGTTACCGCCGTTAAATCGGCTTTCGCCTGTTTCAACGCCTTTGCCGTTTCCGCATCGGTCGCACCGTCGGCAATTGCCTTTTCCAAACGTGCCTTTTCTTTCGTCAGACTGTCGATTTGGGTTTGCAATGCGCTTGCGCTTTCCGCTTTGGTTTTGAACTCGGCGACCACACGTTTTGCGTAATCAAACGTCTTTTCGGTTCCGTTCTTTTCGATACCGGACGCCGCCAAAATATCGGCATCCAATCCGCCGTAAATTTCGCCCGTCTTTTTGGCGATAACGCTATTTTCGTCGTTGGCGGACAATGTTGTAATTGCCGCAATTTGTTCGTCGGTTAATCCGGCTAATGCCGCATTTGCAATTAAAATTTCTCTCGTTAACATAATTCTTTCCCTTTGAATTAATTAAGTGCGATTGCTGCTACTGCTCCGCTGTTTGCGTTAATAATATCAATTGTGTATTTTGGCGAATCCCCGGTTGTGTCAACCAACCAACTAACAACACGTGCATGGCTGATTTTATTTTCAACCTCTTTTGTTACCAAAATGACGTCGGCAATTGTTCCGCCCTCAATACATTCAATCAACTTTTTCTTTGTTGCGCCATCCAATGCGGCGGCGGTTGTTGTTACTTCAATAACCAAATTGTCCTGCTGTGCAATCTGTGCCATAATCGTATTTTTAATAGTTTAATACTCTGTTACTTTTTCGCTCCGGGTTTGCCCTCGGCTTCTGCCTTTGCATCGGCTTTGGTTTCTTTGGCGGGTTCCGCCGGGATAACTCCCGCCGCTTTCAATTCCGCCAGAATTTCAGCCTTTAACGCCGCTTTTTCCTCGGCTTTGGCTTTCGCCTCGGCTTCTGCCTTTGCCTTTGCATCGGCGGCGGCTTTTTCCTCGGCGGCTTTCTGCTGTGCGGCGGTTCGTGCCGCTTTTTCCTCGGCTTGCGCCTTGACGTACTCGTTGGGGTCGTGCAATACGGTAATCGTGTAACCCTGTTTTTTCAGTGCGTCCAAAATGCCGTTTTCAAAGGACTTTTTGCCGAACTTTTGGATACGGGGAACGGATAAGCGTTTACCCGTTTCGCTGTCAAACTTGCGTACCTCAATAACGCAATGATACAAATGTTGTTCGTTGCTCGGTACAATGTAGTTTTCGGGGGTGACGTCGGTAATTGCGACGTCCTTTGTTTTACCCTCTGTTGCTGTTTTCACTCGCATACTCGTTAAATTTACTTGTTATTACTGAAATCTTTTGGTCGAATGGTATTTGCGTTCCAAATTCCAAAATGTTTGTATTCTCCCGCTCAAATCTGCGGACAAAGTTAGCGAAATTCAACTTTATACGCAATTCATTCTCCGGGATTAAGTTACGCCCGTACAAATCCAATACCTCGTTCCGGGTCAAATGGCGGTACGGCTCCAATTCTGCCAATATCAACATACGTTGCAATTGGGTTGGGTTGTTCCGGTACTCCGTTTCGATAATCTGATTTTGTAGGGCGTCCAATTCTGCCTCACTTGCGCCGCTTTCCTTTGCCAACTTGTAACGGTTCCGCAACTCGCTTGCGTCGTACAAATAGAACTCCGTGCCGTAATTGACTTTTGCAGATACGAACATATTGCCGTATCGCAATCGGCAAACCGTTTCATCGACGAACTGTTGGGCGGCTTCAAAGCCTTTTTTCACTCGGTTTAATACCGTGCTTTGGCTCTCAAATGCGGCTTTAACCTGTTGTTCGTTGAATGCCTCCCGTTGGGTTACTTCCTCGTTTTGTCCGACGACGGCGGTAATAATGTTTTCCCGCAATCGCTTTTCCTCATCAACGTTATAATCCAAACTTGTACGGTCAACGGTCAACATTTGCACCGGGTTCCGCAAATCGGGTTGTTTGTCCCCGTCCGGTATCGGTATTTCAACAAAGGAACCCGCCCCGGTAATCCGTTTGTCGCCGCACTTGGGGCAACGCATCAATAATCCGGCTTGGTCTAACCTGTAATACCCTTGTTTGTCTTTCAAAAATCCACCGTCGCAATAATCGCCGTTTTCGGCGTTTGTAAAGTCGCACGATTGTTCGTAACCGGAATATATCGGGTACGCCCCGTACATATCCAAATGCCGCTTCGATATATGGAAAAACAAAAACCAATCCAACGCCTCCAATTCTTTTGTTAGCGGGGATTGTTTAACGTCCGGTTCTCGCAAATTCATTGGATCATTCCAAAAGAAACGGGCGGGGCAATAGCGCAAATCGTGTGGGTTATCAACCAATAATTCGCCTATGTTGCCGCCGTCGTCCTCTGCAAATACTCGGTATCGTTCATCGTCAATAACTGCAATACGTTTATCGGGTTGGCGGAAAATTATCCAATCCATAACCCCGGTTGTCCGGTTTGCCTCAAAGGTTATAACGCTTTCGATAGGTAGCCAATAAAAATACGGGGTCGGGTATCGGTCGGCGGGGTTTTGCTCGGCGGGCAAATCAACTATTAAAACGCTGTTTATTTCCGTCTTGAAAAACTCCCAACCTTTCGTACTCCACACTTCCGGCTCTTTCAATACATCTTGGCGGTAATATTCCCAATCGTCCCGTTGTTCCGTGTTCTGAAATTGATAGTTGAACGCCGGGTTACGACCGTCAAAAATACGGCTCAACTTGTCAAAACAAATGCCCGTTACCTCGTTGGTACGAACGGGGTAACGGAACAATGTTTTGAAGATTTTGAATTTATCGTGCGGGATAAGATTTTGAACCCATGCCAAAAAATCGGTCGTGGGTAAACACATTAAGGGCGTTACGTTGGTTTGGGCGTGAAATTTAATGCGGTTTTGGTGTATGACCGCTTTATTTATCGTCGCCTTTTTCCTCGGTTCCGTTATTTCCTTTCGTATGCGTTTTATATCTAATCCCATTTTCTTTGCTAAATTCAAAAGGTGTTTTTTCGGGCAACTGCCAACCGCCATTGTTAGGCATCCGCAACAGGCGTTCGGCGTGGTTAATCTCAAATTCTTCGGTCGTGTTAAGGGTCGGACACTCCAACACGACCTTTGTAACTTTCGCCGTCATTACTCTTATGCGGGTTTCAAATCCGTAAGCGGGTTAAACGCCGGGGCAACAATCGCCAAATCGTCCGACCAATTCGGCAAAAACGACCATTGTATTGCGTTGCTGTCCGGGGCTTCCAATCCGCCCAACGTCTTATCGCCGATAAACAACGAACGTATCGGTATCGGGTAATATGTACCGTCGGCATCCCCCTTGATTGCGCCGATTGCGCCGTTTTCGTCGAAAATGAAGATACCCAAATTGTCGCCCCAACTTTCGCATTGCAGTTCCTTTAATGCCTTTATAACCTCCTGCGGGGCTTTGCGGATAACTCCGGTAAACGGGGTTGGTTCACGTCCAATAATTTCTTCGACGCCTCCCAACGTTTCGTTACCGCCTCCAAAGGTGCGGGCGGCTCCCGCCTCGGCGGTCGGGGCTTGGATATACGGCGAAACAACTATTTTCGTGCTATTCGACGCCGATAACAGGGGCGTCCACGACGCTAACGTCGTAATCGCTTTTTCACTCGTAAAACTGTTTTTGCTTCCGTCGTCTTTCAAAAGACGTTGAAAAGCCACTTTCTGAACCTGTCCGAAACTCTCCGAACACGTAATTGCGGGTACATCGGGCAACGACGCCGCCGCTGGACATTTACAAATCATACTTCTTTGTTTTTAACGTTAAAAATATTGTTACTTTCTCCAGGGCTGTCCCTTTGCCCCCTTGTTTCAGTTACAAAGTTATAAACTTTTTCCCGTATAATCTTGTATATCTCAAAAATATTTCTAATTGCGTCGTCTTACGCCTCGGTTTGCGTGTGCGTATGGCTGTATATTGCCGTCCGCAATCTCCTTTTCATATACCCCGGTCAATCCGTCCTCCGGGTCGTCGTGCGTGTTGGATCCGAAATTACGCAAAAATCCGGTTACATGGTCGTAAACGGCTTTGTACCGGGTTTCCCAACCGAATGGCATAATTATATGTTGATTAACCATTGCGGACGCTGTTATTATCCGGCTTTCCTTGTTGCCTCCTTGATAAAATGGCTCTGTAATCGCCCGGACTTTCTTTTTTATAACTTTCTCATAACCCGCACCGCCGTTGTTGCTCTCAACCCACACTTTTTGCGTCCCGTTCCGGTTAATCATCGCCGGAACGGTTACGGTTGTAACGTCCGTGTTTTCGTCCGTCATTTCCATATCTGTAATAAGGGCAAACAATATCGGCTCCATGCGCTTTGTTTTCTCGTTGAAAAACATATTGTCGGACTTATACACGTCATACGTTGCGGCAAACAACAGGTCGTCGCCCTCGTCGGCAACGTCAATGTATGCGCCGGAACGAATGTACGTGCCGTAATCGGATTTTTCGACCCACGTTTTGAAAGGTTGGTACAATCGACCCTCGGCGGAACCGGGGTTGCCTTGATACAGGCATTGAAATTGCACCGGGTCTAATGCCTTTTGCGCCTCCAACTTTTGCTTACTGTGTCGGCTTTCCCATAATGCCGCCCCCGGTTCCCGTGGGTCTATCTCGGTCGGTTCCCCGGTTTTCAGCCCCTCAAAGTTTATGCGTACCCACGCCCCCGGCGTTACGTCCTCCAAATCCGCCCAACACTTAACATCAATAATCGTTTCGCCGCTCTTTTCAATGCGCCCTATCAAATCGTCGTCGTGCCAACGGGTAAATACAATCAATTCTTGACTATCGTTGTGTAAACGGGTGCGTACAACCGTCGTGTACCATTTCCACGCCGCCGCCCGTACTATCGGGCTGTTACCCTCGGCGTAATCCTTATACACGTCGTCCAATATCGAAACGTCCACGGTTTTAGACGTCAGCGAACCGCCACGACCGACGACACGCAACGACCCCTTACGCCCGACCATTTCGATAACATCGGAATTGCGCAAATAGGTATTCGACATCGTTACGACGTTCGACCCATTTAAGTACGTGCCGGGGAATAATTCACGATACCGGGGCGTGTCGATTATTCGTTGAACGTCCCGGTTAAAATCCCGTGCGATTGTCGCCGCATACGAACCAATACATATTTTGCGGTCGGGGTTTAACCCCAACATAAATGCGGGTAATTTTCGGCTTGACCCCTCCGATTTGCCATGTTGCGGCGGCTGTTGTACAATCATCTTTCGTATTTTGCCATGCGCAAACTTATCCAACAGGGTATAATATACGACGTGGAACGGTTCCAATACCAAATCCGGTTGCATATACCGGGCAAAGTTGATAAGACGTTTACGGGCTGCGCATTTTACTATTTCGCCCAGATTATCTTTAATTGCGGCGTACATTTTCAACAATTGCTCATTATTCATTGCTTTTATCCTTTCTCTTTACAAAATGTTGGCACGCTCTACGACCACGCACAATAAAATATTGCTCATGGGGACACGTTAAACAAATGGGTTTTCCGGCATGGTCAAAATGTTGGTGCAAATGCGTTACCCATTTGGATAACTCGCAATTGTCGCATATCTCCTTTTTATACTCCGGTTCCTTTGCTGCTGCTGTTGTTTTCTTACGTGTTGCCATCTGTCACACCCTTTTCTTTTTGTATTCTTTCATACTCTCCCGCCTGCAATTTATCGGCAATCCCAAACAATATATCTTCCGGCAAATCCTCAAAACAATATTCGTGCGAACTGTCGCCCGACGCTTTCAATTCTTGCGTTTCAACTTTTTGTTTATTTACCCACTTTTCCGGGGCAACATTGGTTAACGCAAATATCAAAGCCCCGGTATCCGGCTGAATGTGCTTAACCTTTGATTTTTGGCTTTTAATTTTCGGATTTCCGTTTGCATCGCTTACGTACTCCGTTTCTGTTTCTGTTACCTCATACCCCATTGCACGTTTCCACAATGTAGCCTCCAACTTTCCGGTTATCGTCGCTTGAAACTCTTCCTTTGCTTTTTTAATACGTTCCGAAAATTCCGGCTTTGCCTTTATCCAATCGTGAAATGTACTATCTCCAATGCCGACTTTTTTACACGCTAATTTTTGGCTATCCCCGTCCCGGATAAAACCGCAAATTGCCTCTACCGTCTGTTTATTATACTTTGCCATATCATCCTATTTTTACGGCTTTACGCCCGGTTAATGTTTCCCAACGGTTAATAATCACGTCGCAATAATGTTCCGTTAATTCCATCATGTAACATTTACGGCTTAGCTGCTCGCACGCAATTAGCGTTGATCCACTACCCCCAAACAAATCTAAAACACTTTCACTTCCCGGGTTGTGTTTCAATGCCGTTGCAATAAGTTCTATAGGTTTCATTGTGGGGTGCAGATCACTTTTTTTAGGCCGTTTTATATCCCACACATTTGTAATGGTTCTATCATCTGTAAAATCAACTCCGCTCTCAACCCATCCAAACCAAATTGGTTCATATTTGTTTTTGTATTTACCTCTTCCCAATGTGAATTGGTCTTTGTTCCATATAATAGTCGTTGAATATGCATCAATTTATCTGCCTCAACAAACATTAAACGACCATCTTCACCTTGTCCGGCACACATGTAAACGCAACCCTTACAAACCATTTTTATATTACTTATAAATTTATTACAGAACTCAATAAATGATGATTTATCTATATTATCGTTTTCAATTTCCCTCACTTTAAATTTTGGATGTTTTATATTTCCATAATTAATATTATATGGGGGTCTGTAAACGTCATTGTCCGCTTTTTGTCCATTCATAAGCCTTAATACATCATCCTCATTTGTGCTGTCGCCGCCCATAAGACGGTGTTCTCCCAATTGCCATATTTCGCCGGGTTTCACTCTTGGTTTGAGTTTTTCCGGTTCCGTGTAATTATCTTCCTCGGCTTTCTTTCCGGGTGACTCGTTAAACCATCCTTTCGGGGTTTCAATGTTCCATGCCCTTATTTCATCTTTGCTCCAATCCTTTGCAAGTTTTGCCCAATCTGTTTGTCCGGTGCTTTCGTTATCCAACAACGCAATCCGGCGCAATTTCTCAACCGGGGTATCTTTCGGCAAAGCAATAATTGGCACCTCCTTACGTTTCAACGCCCTTTGCGCTTCCAATCGCCTATTTCCGCCAATGACGACGTAACGCCCGTTATACGGGAAACATAACGCAGCACGTGCAATCGTCATTTCCGGCAATTCCTCAATACTCTTTTCCAAATTGCGTTGCTTTGTGTCCTCCCTCGTTCTTGGGTTCTCCGGGACGCCGGGTATTTGTCCGTTGTTATACTCCAACAATTCAATCGGTACAAACTGAATCTGTATTTCATTGTTATTTTTCATAAATTTCCTTTCTACGGGGTTTTTATTCCCCGTTTTATACTTTTATTGTCTTTTGAATTATCGTTACTCTACAGGGCAAATTTACGGCTTTTTCGCCGCATTGCCAACCGTTTGTTCTCTATCACATATAAACGGCAAAACCCCGGCTTTGTTTCCGGGGCTTTCGCCTGTTATCTGCTTACTTCAACCACGGCGTCCGGGTACTCTTTGCAAGCCGCTAAATACTTTTCCAACCACGGGACAAAATCTTTGTATGTCCCCCAACCGTTCGGGCTGTTGAATTGCTCGTAATATTCCGGTCGGGCTTTCATATCCGCAATTGCCTTTTCCAATGGTTCAATCAATTGTTCGGCGGTCGTTATGCCGTTTTCCTCGGGTCGCCATACAATCCCATATATTCCGGCGGCATCTGCCATTTCTCCCAAATTATGCGTAATGTTCGCATCATATACGGAATAATTCGGGAAATAATGTTGTCCGCACTCACTACAAACAATTTGTTCGTCTGCTTTCCTGTTTAATGATACATCTAAACTCATCTAATACCCCCTTTCCTTTTGTTATTTTCCCGGCGTTTATCCCGTGGGTTCCTTTTCGGCATTTCGACCCGGTGTATTTCTACTTTGGAACCGGGGAACATCTTGCCGAAAAATTCCGCCATTGCTTGCACCTCCTTTGGGACGTCGAACGCCTCCGGCTTCTTATGCTCCGGGCAAATCCCCCGAACCGGGCAATTGCCGCAATCCTCATTCCGCACAACCTCGCCCGGCTTATCGGCTTCTTGAACCCGTGCCAATTCCCTCCGTGCGGACGCTTCGGCGAAATTCTCCATTGCTACAACTGCGACTTTCGCCAATATGTAATCCGGGGTATCGTTAAAATACGCCTCCATCGAATTACGGTTGATAACCTCGGCAATCTCTTTCAAAAATTTTTCTCTTTTGTTCATCGCTTTATTGATTTTTGGGTTTGTACTCTTGGCACGGCATAACGCCACACGATTGTTCGCATTTGAACGCCTCGCAATAACCGTTCCCGTTGACGTCCTCGTTTGTAAAGTTGGCGCAATTCCCGCATCCCTTATCGCCGGGTTCTTTCGGTACGCTTACGCCTTTCGGCTCAAACTCCCGGTTAAACTCTCTTTCCGGGCGGGTTGTCAATCGTCCGTCCGGCTCCCGGACAATGTAGTACGTTTCCGGGGCGTCAATGAAAATTCCGTTGCCGTCCGTGAACGAATAAACCGCCCGCCCGTTCGGGGTTCTCGGTATCGTCATGGTTCCACCTCCGGTAAATCTCAACAGGTCGTCCAAATTGTCCCGGCGTACCTGTATTGCGTCAACTTCTAACAACGTGCGGCAATATCGGGTTCCCGCTGTGGCGTCCGGCTCAACTAACCGGGTGCGGATTTGTTCCGGGTATTCCGTCGGGTCGTACTCGACGTTGAAAATAACGGCTGTGTCTAACGTGTGTGTAACTAACAAGCGTTTCCCCAATCGTCCGGCGACTGCCTGTTTTAGTGCTTCAATTGCGTTTCCCTGTATCTCGGTTGTGTCAACCGTGATTTCGTAACGGTCGGGTTTTTCCTCGACCTCCGGTTGGCTTTTGGCAATATCGCCAATCATAACCAACAATTCCGCATCAAACGGGTTTAACTTACTTTCTGTCATCGCTCTAATTTTTTATTCGTTCTTACTGTTTTCGGATATGCCAACCGCCAAAATATCGTTTTTCGGTCGGTTCTGTTGTACTTATCGCATTGCAAATGCGCCCCGGTGCAAACGTCCCGGTCTATCTTGCAACGGACGCACCGTTGGCAAAATAGGGTTCCGGGGTCGTCTGCTAACCTTTGGGCGGCTTTCGTCCATATCTCGGCAATAATAACCATGCCTTTGTAAATGGCACGTTCGCCGGGCTTGTACTCCCTTTTCGGGTCGAATATTTCGGGTTGTTTTACTCTCATTGTTTCGCTCTCGTATCGTCCACAAATATACGGATTTTCCCGGTTACTTTTTCCGTTTAATCCAAATAAAGCGGATACCGACGCCGAAACAAAACGCTTTCAACTCAAAATCCAAACAACGGTCGTAACCGTTTATTGCGTCAATGGATACCCCAAATTGCCAACTATGATATTGCCAATACTCACGGGCGTAAACATAGACGCCGACCCGCCCAACGTGTATGCCTGTTTGGACGGCGTGTTTGTCCTTACTCATTGCGTGCCTCCTTTCTTGCTAATTCATAACCCTTTTTATCCATTACCATTGCCACGGGGTACGGCAATATACAATCTTTGGTATAAACCAAATTGTATATCCCCAATTGCCCCTTAATCGGAAATTCAATAACCCGGCGGGGGTTGCGCATCAACCACCCGTACCCCTTTGTTATTTTCTCCCTCTTTTCCTTTGGAATCCGGGTGTTTTCCCAATCCTCCGGCGTAAACTCTTTTATCGGCTTTACGTCGTACAACTCAACCAATCCCAAAGTAACGCCGCTTTCCATTCCCGGATAAACCGGGGACGCTGCGGAACATATCAGCACGTCGCCACGGTAGGACGTGTTTTTGCTCCGAACTTCAATTGTCTTTTCCCCGTAAACAATACCGTTTTCGTCCTTGTACGCCTCCGTTACCAAAGCATTTGCGTATGGCTGTTTTACGGTCAAC